GGCTGGAAAAATGCGCAGGCTGCCACGAGACCCCCCTCCGATAAGGACAGGCAACAAGAAAAAGCGCGCGCGTTTCGCGCGAGTGCGCACAAAGCCGAAAGCGGTGGGAAACATGCCGAAAGAAGCGAGGACAAAAACCAAAGAAGAGCGGATCCGCGGAGAGAAGAACAGGCTGAGCAGGATCTTCCGGGAACTTCCCGAGAAGAAGAAAAAACTTGCGAGCGGCCTGATCGAGCGGGCAGCCTTCCTGCGGGTGGAGCTCGAAGATCTGGAGGCGGACCTGAAGGAGAACGGATGGACAGAGTCCTTCCGGCAGTCTGAGAAGGTCGAGCCGTATGAGAGGCAGCGTCCACAGGGCCAGACCTATCTCAGCATGATCAAGAACTTCAAGGACATCACGAAGCAGCTGCATGACATGCTTCCTCAGAAGACGGAAACCGGCGCGGATCCCTTCGATGAATTTCTCGGAGAGCGTGATCAGATGTGACGGACTACATCCGGGAATACTGGGAGCTGATCCGGAGCGGACAGGAGACCGTAAGCGAGAAGGTCCGGGCGGTGTACAGGGAGATCGTCAGGGAGCTGGATCACCCAGGTGAATATTATTACGACGAGCGGAGAGCGGAACACGCGCTCCGCTTTGTCATGCAGTTCTGCAGGCAGTCAAAAGGCCGGGACGGCGGGAAGCCGATGCAGCTGCTGCTCTGGCAGAAAAGCATGATCTGTGCGCTGTTCGGGATCCTGGACAGCGAAGGAAAACGGCGATACCGGGAGCTGTTCCTGGTGGTCGGCAGAAAGAACGGAAAGAGCACACTCGCGTCCGGCATCGGCCTGTACATGCTCTACGCGGACGCGGAGAACGGCCCGGAGGTCTACTCCGTCGCGACGACCAGAGACCAGGCGAAGCTGAGCTGGAACGAAGCGAAGAAGATGATCAACAAATCGCCGAGCCTGAAGAAGAAGGCGCGGCCGCTTGTGGGCGAGATCCTGACAGACTTCAACGACGGCGTCTTCCGGCCTCTGGCAGCGGACAGCAACACGCTGGACGGCCTGAACCCGTCGGCGGCCATCATGGACGAGATCGCAGCCTGGAAGAACGGGCAGGCGCTGTATGACGTCATCATCGACGGCGAGACAGCTCGAGAGCAGCCGCTGAACATCATGATCACGACAGCCGGCACGGTGCGCGAGGACGTGTTCGACACGCTGTACGAGCGCTCCGAACGTCTGATAAACAGCTGGAAGGGATCGGAGGACGACGGATTCCGGGACGAGCACTTCCTGCCTCTGATCTACGAGCTGGACAACCGGAAGGAATGGACGGACGAGACAGCCTGGAAGAAGGCAAACCCGAGCCTCGGTCCGGTCAAGAGCGTGGAGGCGCTGCGGTACAAGGTCCAGAAAGCGCAGCAGAATCCGATGCTGGTGCGGAACCTCCTGTGCAAGGACTTCAACATCCGCGAGACCAGCAGCGAGGCCTGGCTGACCTTCGAGCAGCTGAACAACACGGACACCTTCGAGCTCGTGAAGGACAAGGGCGTCATGCTCTGGAACAATGGCAGCGAGATCAGAGCGCTGCCGTATCCGAGATACGGGATCGGAGGCTGCGACCTCTCCAGCACAACGGACCTCACGGCGGCGAAGGTGATCTTCCGGGTGCCGGGCAGCGAGAAGATCTTTACGCTCTCGATGTACTGGATCCCGGAGGACCTCGTGGAGAAGAAGGTCACGGAGGACAAGATCCCGTATGACAGATGGATCGAGCGGGGACTGGTGAGGACCAGCCCGGGCAACTCCGTGCACTACAGGCACGTCAAGGACTGGTTCATCGAGGTGCAGGAGCAGCTGGACATCTACGTGCCGTGGATCGGATACGACAGCTGGAGCGCGAAGTACTTCGTCGAGGACATGCAGAACTACTTCGGAGCGGAGAGCATGATCCCGGTGCACCAGGGCAAGAAGACGCTGAGCGATCCGATGAAGCGGCTCGGAAACGACCTCGACGCGCATCTGATCGTCTACAACAACAATCCCGTGGACAAATGGTGCCTCGCCAATACGGCCTACGAGGAAGACAGGAACGGGAACATCCAGCCGCACAAGACGAGCAAAAGCACGAGACGCATCGACGGCACGGCGGCGCTGCTGGATGCGTACACGATATACATCGACAAGATGCAGGACTACATGAACATGATCTGACTGAGGTGAAGCATGGGACTGTTTGATTTTCTATTCAAGAGCCGGGAGCGGGAGCAGATCGGCACATACTTCCAGACGCTGACGGCATACCAGCCGGTCTGGCGAACGACCGGAGGCGGCGTGTATGAAGCTCTGGAGACCAGAGCGGCGATCAACGCGATCGCGACGCACTGCTCGAAGCTGAAGCCGCACATCACCGGCAGCGCCGGCAAGAGATACGAGCGGATACTGCAGCTGACGCCGAACCCGTGGCAGAACACCTCACAGTTCCTGTACAGGCTCGCGACGATCTATGAGGTCGAGAACACGGCCTTCCTGGTGCCGGTGCTGTCGCAGTACGACGACGGCGAGATCGCGGGGATCTATCCGGTACTGCCGTCCTCCTGCGAGATCAAGGAGGGACGCAGCGGGAAGCTGATCCTGAAGTTCACGTTCCCGACGGGGAAGGTCGGATACATCGACTACGAGCGCGTCGGCGTGATGCTGAAGATGCAGTACCAGAACGACTTCTTCGGCGAAGGCAACGGGCCTCTGAACCCGACCATGCAGGTGATCGGGATGCAGAACCAGGCGATGATGGAGAGCATGAAGCAGGGCGCGACGCCGCGCTTCATGGCGAAGATCTCGAACAGCCTGAGACGGGAAGACCTGCAGGCGGAGCGGCAGCGCTTCGTGGAGGATAACCTGTCCGCCGGCAACAGCGGCGGCGTGATGATCTTCGACACGAAGTATTCCGACGTGAAGCAGATCGCGACGAAGTCGGCGGCGGTGGACGCAGATCAGATGCGCCTGATTGACGACAACGTGAACAAATACTTCGGCACAAACGACAAGATCCTCCGGAACGAGTGGGACGAGGCGACCTGGAACGCATTCTACGAGGGAAAGATCGAGCCGTTCGCGATCCAGGCCAGCATGGTGATCTGCAGGATGCTGTTCTCGGACCGGCAGATCGCGGCCGGAAACAGCGTGGAGTTTTCCGCCAACCGGCTGCAGTTCGCGACCGTGTCGAACAAGCTGAACACCATCACCCAGATGTTCGACCGCGGCATGCTGTCGAGGAACGAGGGCAGAGAGATCCTGCAGATGCCGGACATCGGCGAAGCGGGTGACAAGTACTTCATCCGCGGCGAGTACGTGGACAGCGACGAGCGGCTCCAGGAAGCGGAGCCGGAAGAGGAAGGAGAAGAAACATGAGCATGGAGATCAGAGCGTTCAGCTTCGACATCAGAGCGGAGCAGAATGAGCAGCACGGCAACCACATCACCGGCGTGCCGATCGTATTCAATCAGCACTATGACAACGGGTTCTGGGACGAGACCATCGCGCCGGGCGCGCTGGACGGCACAGACCTGAAGGACGTGCGGTTCCTGGTGAACCACAACGTCGACATGATCCCGCTGGCCCGCAGCCGGAACAACAACAGTAACAGCACGATGCAGATGACCGTCGAGCAGGACGGCATGCACATCCGGGTGGACCTGGACACAGAGCGGAACAGCGAAGCGAGAAGCCTGTATTCGGCCGTGGAACGCGGCGACATCAGCGGGATGTCGTTCATGTTCCGGGTCGATTCAGATACATGGGAAGATCTGGAAAGCGAGAAGCCGCGGAGGACGATTACCGGAATCAGTAAAGTCTTCGAGGTTTCCGCCGTCACCTGGCCTGCGTATGAGCAGACCTCACTGGAAGCCCGCAGCCATGCGAAAGCGCTGGAGAGCGCTGCTTCCGTGCTGGAGAGCGCGAGGGATGTTTATCGGAGGAACAAGGAACGCGAGGATCGGATCAAAGAGACACTCAGGAGACTGGAGGAGAACAGAAATGTTTGATTTCACCAATCAGACGGCGGACGAGCTGCTGCAGCGCCAGAATGATCTGCAGGCAAGGGCGGACGCCATCGCAGAGGAGCTCCGGGCAAACGCGGAAGGCATGGACGCGGAAGCGCTCACCGCAGAAGCGGAAAGCAACATCTCCGAGCGCCAGGCC